AGTAATCCTTTTCATCAGCCATTCTAAATACAGCATCATCTACATGCTTAGATCCTGGCTCACTTGGATAGTCAGCATTTTTTAAGTAAATATCAGCCTCACCTTTACCAGGTGCTTCTTTTGCAAAATCAATATTAGTATGCTCTCTGTTAGGCTGTTTGCCATCAGGTGCATCACTAAACTGACCTTGTTTTACTTTTGCTTTAGGGTCAAATGTGTTCATTGTTGTCTCCTATATTTTTATCTTCTTAATCTTTAATATGTTTTTAGTTGGTATAGTCGTGTGACCACCACCTTGTTTTATTTCATTGTTTGATTCAAAATTAAAATCAGACATTAAAATTGTAACTTTATCGTCTTGTTTCATTAACCATCCAACTGTGCAACAAATAGCTGTAGTTGATTTTTTTATATCTGGTATATCAAGCCAAATCGAATTTTCCATAGCATAAAATACGGCTTCACCTTTTTTCTTGCCGTATTGTTTTACCATAGATTTTTTAATTTTTTTACCTTTTTTATTTAGTGGCATTAATATCCAAATTGTGAATCTGAGGGATTAAATTCTTCTGTAAATCTTTGATTAAATCTACTTGCATAACTAGGATGTGTTGGTCTACTCATACATCCATAACGTAATGCATCGTAAGCATGATCTTCTGCATGTGTATCTACATCCTCAGGATTATTTTTATCTGTAGGTAGTGTAGATAAAGTTCTAATTAAATTATGACAACTTTTAAATATTCTAATACCTGGTTCATCGTCATTTACTTTTAATCTTTTGTGAATCTCTAACTTACCATTAATTCTGCTTTTAGGTGATCTATCTGATGGTCTCCATCTACATCCTTGCTGTATCATTGTCTCTGCAATACTAGGACCTACATCACCTCTCTTTGCCCATGTACTAACATCTAATACACCATAACGAATATACTCACCACGTTCTAATTGTAATACTTGTCTTGCGAAATAATCTGCCGTAACTTTGGAAGTATATAGTTCTCTATAAACCCAGAGATTATTATTATAATCCACAGCGATCCATAAAACACAAGCAGGAGAAGAATAGCCCCAGTCAGCAGCACGAAACTTATACCATCCATTAGGTATCTCAAAATTTTCAACAACATGACTTGCTCTACTAAATTCTGGAAATGCTGAATCTTCATATGCATCCCAGTCTCCATCTAAAAATTGTTTACGTTGTACTTCAGGTAAAGATGCAAGCATGATATAGTAATCATCAGTTTGCATTAGATACGGGTTATCTTGTAACTTAGCTGGTATAAATCTTCTAGTAATATACTTTTTACCAACGGGTGTATCTATCCCTACGTCAAACGCTGTATTTGGTTCAGCTGGTTCTACGAACATTTCTCGTACCCATTGTGAACCTACATTGCCTGGATTACCTGTTGCTCTCATATAGACAGGTATATCTTTATCAACGGATCTTAAAGAAGATCTTAAAAAATTATATATATCTGGCGAAGGATATTGTGGAAGTTCGTCTATTCCTATCCATGTGTATGATTGACCTTGGTATCTCAAAGCGTCTGTCATGTTCTCTGCGTAACCAAACTCTATCTTTGCCCCTGACGGGAATCGCCACTCTTTTTCTTGTTCTCTCCATTTTGCACCTGGAAATGCCTTTGAGTATAATAGTTGAGACTTTTGTATTAAGTCTCTTAACTCAGGCATTGTTCTCCTTACTAACAGTGCTCTGTGATTTGCATTAGAGCAATATCGAAGTGGATCTACTAGCATCGCATATGATTTACCACCACCTCGTGCACCACCATAAAATACTTCTCTTTCAGAAGCTGCAAGAAATTCTGTTTGTGGACCTGAATTAGGTTTAAAGATTACTTCTTGCTGGTTAATATGCTCTTGTACATTTTTCGGAGCACTATCTATTATGTCCTCTGTAAGTAGTTGTGTCTCTTTACCATCAAGTGCTTTGTTAATAGTTAACAGTTTCTTTTTGGTATTTTCTGCAGACATCTTAGCAGAACGTAGAGTTTGTTCTGCCTTTGCAACTTTCTTACGAGTGCGAGCTAGAAT